GTACGTCTGAGCCAATGGCAAGGCCGAGATTAGTTCTCGAAGTGCTGGCACTACCAACATCGCTTAGATTGTTGGTAGAAAGCAAGTCACCACCGCCGCTGGCCGCTTCTAGACTTATCAGCCCTGTTGCGTTGTTGTAGGTCAAGACATAATTATCTTGACCTGCTCCAACTGATTGATCAGCATCAAATGAAAATACGCCTAGAATGACGTTGCCCGTTCCGTTTGGCTCTATGTCTATATCGCCATTGGCCGTTGAAACAATTTTATTTCCATTTATGTCAAGATCGCCGCCAAGTTGTGGGGTTAAATCTTCTACAATGCTATTGATACCGCCACCAACAGCAAACGGCCCTGTTTCATTTCCGGCATCATCAAGAATATAAATGCCATCCGACTTGAAATAGAATTTCCATTTTGAAGCTGATGGCGTGCTAGGGGTACTTGCTTCTTCTTGTAAGATGATCTCTGCCATGCTTATGCTCCTAAAGTATTTCTAGCGATGCGTCGCCTGATAGTGTTAGATTGTAATCGTTCGCATCTAAGTATTGAGATGTAACCAATGCTTCACCATCATCAATGGCAAGGTCAGCGGCTAGGCTTCTTTGATATTTGCCGCCGTTGCCGCCGCCTGTTTCAAGGGCTGCAATAGCCTGGGCAACGCGTAGCGGTGTCCAAGTCCTATTCGCCGAGCCTGTGCCAGCTTCTGCTTCTGCTTGTGTTACATCAGGCGGATTGTTCTCGCCGCCCGTAGGTGGAAGATCGTCTACTGCTTCAGCTAGTGCTTGAAGTGTTTTTACGTCTGGTTTTAGATTATTATCAAATCCGGTCGAATTGATTGGTGTGTATGCGCCAGATTTTTGTGTAAGTACTGGCAATGATCCGCCTTCTGTCTTTCCGAAAAATAGAGCAATAGATTCTATTTCTTGATACCATGACGGCGACTTGTCAGTGTCAAAAACTTCGATAACTGTAACTGGAGCTTCAATAGTTTCTGCTGGGTCAATTGACCAATAAGGTGAGAAAGCTATTTTATCTCCGTCTGTGATGTCTAATCTAACGGGTGCTTTTTGAAGATAGAATTTATAATATGGATCTACACTGGTTTGAGGTACTCCATCGCCAATTTTTTTGAAACCTATATTCCATTGTGGTTTTGTAGTATCTCCACTAGTGCCCTTTGTTCCCGTTTCATCTGTAAAACTCCAATGTATTTCGCTTTGTTCTCTGCGTATAAATGATTTCGGCCCATCAGTGTAAGAAAATGCCCAATCTACATCTAGTGAACCAATGTCCCAATTTGTTCCGTCGTCAGATAAGATTGTATTGTTTTCACTAACACAGACAAATAAATCAATGCCTGTAGCCCAAATTATTTTATTGTATGTTGTTATTAAAGGTAATGCTTTGGCTGTCCATGTGAATCCATCGGGTGAAGACATCCCCCTATTTGTTCCATCTATTGATACAGCGAAGAATAAGCTAAGAGTAGGTGACCACATGATTGAATTCCACTGATTAGCTTCTGCTGCTGTTCTAACTGTCCAATTTATCCCATCAGGTGAAGTTTGTACTCTATTAGTACCATTCGTTGATACAAGACAGAATAATGATAAAGAGGATGACCATGTAACAGAACTTAAAGAGTTAGCTTCTGCTGGTGTTCTTGATGTCCAGTTTGTACCATCAGGTGAAGTATAAATGATTGACGGTGAAGTACCTACAGCACAAAAAAGGGATAATTCTGGTGACCACTCAATATCAGAAAAAATTTTTGTGTTATCAAAAAATCTTTGTGTCCAGTTTATGCCATCACTAGATGTACTAATAGTGCCCGAGCCTGATACTGCACAAAATATAGATAGATCGGAAGACCAAGTTATAGCACGCCATTCTTCTTGGGAAGACAATGTTCTAAGTGTCCAATTTATCCCGTCTGGTGAAGTCATACCTGTATGTTCATCTTCTCCTATCCCAACACCACAGAATAAATTAAGCTCTGGAGACCATGTTATATCAGACCAATCTACACCAAATGTAGTAATAGGTGAATTAGTTGAGACCCAAAAACGGCCATCTGTAGAATAAGAGATTTTATCAAAGGCACATGTTGCAAAAAGTCCTAATTCCGGTGAATAAGCTATTCCATTCCAATCTGCATTGTTTCTTGTAGAACTATCTAAATTATAGAATACAAGGCTTCCTGGTTCTTCTTCATAAATTTGTAAGCAATGTTTTTGATTTACTAAAGTCTCGAACTGAGAAGATTTATTAAGCTTTAATGTCTTACCTGTTTTGAAGAACTGATAATTAAGATATGCTTGATCTTCTTTTCTATGTCTTGCGGTTTTGCCAATTGCTGTAGCGAAATAATCAATGACTTCTTCGTAAGTACCATCTCCGTTTGTTAATTCGATTTTTATATTAGGAAAGCTTGAGCCGGTTATAAAAATATAGCCATAAGTTTCTTTGTAGCTTTCAACAAAAAAAAGTCCTGATTGTATCGGGTATTCTATTCCAGCGATTTTTAATCCACGTTCGATAATAAAAACAGAGAAATTGGAAATAGTGTAATCATTTCCTGAAACCAGGGTAGCAGATCCTTTTGTATTTTTGATACTAAAGGCTTTGCATTGCCATGTGTTATCTGGTGTATTCGGATTAGCGTCGTAAGCGTCTTGATCTAGCCAAGATAATACACGAAAAAAACTTTCTCCCTTCTGATTAGCCAGTCCATCCTTTAGGATGGCGTCAATGTCTCTAGTCATCTAATTCCCATTGTTGAGTATTTTCTTCGGATTGTGGTAATGGTCTTCTGCTATATCTAGAAAGCCCTATGTGAAACACATCCATATATCTAATTGCTGCCTTTTCGTAGCTATCTATAATTATTTGTGGCTTGTTCAGATTTATGCTTTCGATTGGCTTCATCAAACGTATATTTATTGAAAACGCCGCCGCACCATCTACAAGAATTTGATCTTGATCTGTATTCATTGTTGAGGCTGTTTCGCTGTCAAGACCTGATAGCGTATGTGGTTGTGTAAAACGAACAAGCAAATTCCCGCTTGTTTCTTTAGTAACTAATCGTACCCAATTACGATTATCTTCAAAATGTATTTGTATATTCTAGTGGCTCGTCATCGTCACCATCTTCGTCGTTCTTGAGTACATCTAGCACGTCAAGTATTAAGTCTGGAAAGCTCCCGCCTGTAAGTTCATAGCTTTGAAGTGTGCTATCAACTTCAACTAATTCCGCTCCATTTGATAGGCGCACGGCGATTAAATTCTGCTAGAGCCTGTCTGATCCCTGCTGTAATGGTCGCTGTTGTAAATAAAGTCCCATCATCTAGTAATTGGGCTTGTATTCTTGTAACAAGGCTTGTCAGTGTTTCACTCATAGGCATTTGTCCTTCATTTTGATAGCTTAGGCTGTTCCAAAAAAAAATATTGTAAAAAAATAATTGCGTGGAGCGGCGATTTCTCGCCGCTCGTTGTTTGTTTACTTATTTACTTTGTTTCCAAGATATTCTAATCCTTCATAGGCCAAGCCAGCAAGCATGGCAGAGATAGCGGCCATAAGCGCGCTTTCGGCTTCTGGATTTTCACCAAGCCCGGCCAATATTGCGCTAAGTACAATATTGGCTAAACGGGCATGGTTACCTGTGGCAACAATCCCTGATTTCTTTGCTACAAAAACGAGTGACAAAACGACCAGGGCTATTAATACGCCTTGCCAGCCGAAGGCTGAAAGAGTGGTGACGAAAGTATCTATCATTTAATTTTATCCTTTCTGCTTTTCAATTGATTTTTACTTTGCAGTTGGTTTATGCGACGTTTTCTTTTCTGCTTTGCAATTGATTTTTGCTTTGCAGTTTGTTTATGCGGCGTTTTCTTGTGCAACTCAAGCAAACGGCCGTCTTTAAGGACACAACGGCAACCATAATCAGTAAGTCTTGCGCTTTCTATGACAATCAAACCATTCTTGTCGATTGGCTTGATATTATTGGCATCAAGTAACATTCTGACTATCTTTGCGGTTTTAGCGTCGATCATGCTCTAAAAGTGAATTCAGCGACGGCGGCCAATACGTCGATAGTAGTCGTCGCGGCTTTATCGAAGGTCAATACTACATAGCAGTACTCATCTTCATCAAGCCAAATCGGGGTATCGAGCGTTAGTTGCATTTTGTGCTGGTCAAGCGTAAGGCGCTCGGCGGCCGTATCGTGGCCGGTATCGTAAGTAAAATCCTGCGCGGCTACAACGGCAATCTCGCCATCATCTCCGCGTGTCACTTTGTTGATAACGGCACTTACTGCGTCGCAAGCGGCTATGAGCACTTCATAGTCGATCTCGATCGCGGTAAGGCGTGAGCCAACCTGTGAATTCCCGTTTGAAGGGATTGCAACGGGGATGACACAATCAGCGCTCTCATCGGTCGCGTCGGCGTGGTAAGCAAGTGTACCTGCTACTGCTCCGGCGGCGACTGTCCAAGTGGCGGTCGTGCCAAAGAAAGTGGTTGGCGGCAAGAATTGCCGCATTGTTGTGTTATGAACGTAACCCATCGGTATGATCTCCTTTTTGGGTTTGCTCCCGCTCCTGTTTTTATTGCAGGAGCGGGGTAATAAGTAATATTTCTAGGCGACATTGCTCTTATGCAATCCGCGATAGTCGGCGACGCCGACGGCCAAGAATTGGCGTACTTTCAAACGGCTTTCATCGTTCGTGAACATGGCGGCATTTCTCTCATCACCAGCAAGAATGATCTGCGGGGTAATGCCGAAAACTTCTCCAATCATTACGGATGGCAAAATTTTCGGATCTGCAACTGCAGCGTAATTATTTGCATCTGTCCACTCTGGTACTACGACGGGTTCTACTTGTCCGGCGTAAGTCGGCCCGCCTGCACTCGGTACGCTTTCTACGAGCGGATTCCAGGAAGGGCTGAAAAGTGCTTGTGCCGCACCTTCAAGATCAATTGGTACCAGGCAGAATTTGGGTTTTACTGCCTGTTTCTTGCCTGTGCCTAAGTAACTATCACCTTCGATTGTACCGGCAACGTGCATCGACTGGTTATACATAGCTTTTGCGATTGCCGACCAAGCGGTGTAATCAGTACCTAACGCGGTGGTTAGTAAGTTGGCGTGTCCACCGGCAGTGGTAACGGCGGTAGCATTGAACAATGCACCCGTATCCTGCAAGGTAGGGCCAGCACCGCTGTTATCTGTAAATAGCGCGGCAACTTGCTCTGAGATATTGCGTAGTGCGGCTTTGGCTAATTCTTTAGGGAATTTTGCAAACGCTCGGGTTTCATCATTCATCATAGCTTCAAGCGTAAGCGGGATATATCCACCATATTTTATAAATGAACTGGTCTCGCGTTTGTCACCGATGGGGAGAGATGTATATTCTCCACGCTCTGCAACGGTCGGGAGAGAGCCAATAGTACCAGTCATTAGCCAATCAATTTCTTTCAGATTGTTGAAGTGCTCGATGGTGGCGATCTTCTCCCACCAGTTGTACCCTGCTGTACCGAAGTCAGCCCATTCTCGGACAAGAATTTTATTAAGGGTGTCGCGGGTAATTGATGGGAAGTTGGCATTTGTTGCCAACTGTGCCAATTCTGGGAAGTATCCACCAGAAAAATTGTAATCGCCTGTAAGCATTAGGTAGGCTTCGCGGATGCCAGAAAGGGCATGCACTTTCTTGCCCTGCATCTCTGGATCACGCTCTGCGCCTAGCAAGTCGTCCATTGCGGCGCGTATCAAGTCTTCGCTTGAAAGCATGCCAGAAATGCCGCGAGCAGGGCCAGCGATAGACTGACCTTGAGTGAGCACGGCAACTTCGTCTTTTGCTTTGTCGATTGCAGCGGTGAGAGCCAAAGGCTCGAAGCGTGTGCCTTCAAATTGCTGGCGTAAACGGGTTTGTGTCACTTCTGGTAAACCAGAACTTGCAAGCCCTTGATTGAGCAGATTATTACAGCTTGCAATTAGAAGCTGATTAGATGCTTCTAATTGATCGGCAAGTTCCTTCTGCTTCTGGCCTTCGCCTGTTAGTTGAGCGATGGCGGCTTGATTTTCTTCAAGCTCTTTCAAACGNGGATCGGGCGTANTATCAGTTTCTGCGCCCTTGTTCTTTTTAGACATTATTACTCCTTTGTCTAGTGAAAATGATTGCGCTTGCGGCGCATTGATCACGGCGGAATTGCCGGTGATTTCTTCTTTATGTGCTGTGAGTGCGGCGAGTATCTCTGTTCCGTATGTTGCTGGCACATTCACAGCGGATGTTTCTTTGCCTTGGGGATTTGTAAATAGCAGTTCGCAGACTTCTTCACCATCTACAGTCTCGTAAATTCTGCCCGGCCAGTGGTAACAGGAGAACCATGACGAATTGCAGATCATACAGATTATATCGTCATAATGCCAGCCGATGGAGAAGCGGTCAAACTTTTCTTCTAAAAAGTCTGTCATTCCCTGCTGTGTTGTGAGTTTGACGGTTTGGATGAATTTATCTCCATCGAGCGAAGAACTTATAATAGTACCGTGTCTCGCTTCAATGCTCTCTGTCCGGTGGTCATAAAGAAAAGGCTTATCCGTGAAGCTATCGGCGAAGGCTTGTAATTCTTCGTCTTTGAATAGAACATGGTTTTTATTCGGCGCGGTGGTAAATACTGTAGCGTCGAAGTTGATAGATTCGAGTTCTCCGCTTTTGATTTGCTCTAGTATTACCTGCCTGTTCTCAAGTTTTGCAAAATCTAGAAAAAACGGGGCTGCTAAAAAGGTTAGGTAGTGCTGCTATTTTTTTTGGCATTATTCTTATTCTCCTTCGGTATCTTCGCCTTTGTCCAGTTTTTCTTCTTCTTCTATCTCTGGCTGTTCGGCTCTAGTAAGTGGGCGGCGCATCCCTGCGCCCCTATATTCGGGTACTTCTTCTCCGGATAGTCTGTAGACTAGTCGAAGCATTTCGTCTTGGTCGATCATATCCCTGTCATAAAGATCGCCTATTGCAGGGATGCTTCTTGCCAACGATAGAGCGGTCGCGGTATTATCTCGTTCTGTAATATCGGACATCCTTACCACGATATTATCAGATATTTTCGATTTGGCAATAAGCACAAGCTCTAACGTATGCCTTATTGCAGTTTTTAAAACGTTCTGTCTTGCTGTTAGTTTTCTGAATGCCGGTGTTCCTGCGGCGACTGCTGTTGTCCTTGTGCTTGACTCTGGTTCTGCTAGCCAGTGCATAGGATATCCAATACCGGCGGCAATCATCTTTTTGATTGCTTCCCCGTCAACATTCGCATCGAAGCTGTCAAGCGAAGCGGAGAGAATACCCCAATTCTCATTTTCATCAGTAACTAATACGCTTCCGGGTTTTGGTGGTTTCTTTCTTATATCATCTTCTCTTGCTTTTCTTGCTTTTTCGCTTGTGAATTTTCCGCGCAATATGTACATAAAGGCAGTTCGAAATTTATTTATAAGTGCTCTATTCTTCAACCAATTTGCGTGTCTGTTAATCCAGACAAGAATAGGTGTGAAATCGCTCTCTCCGAAATTCACGCCTGCCTGTCTATTGATTGCAAAATGCGTCATGAATGTATCTTGATTTTTGGTTTTGTCGTAAGCGGGATATTTTTCATTTTCCACTATCCCGTAAGAATAAAAGCTTTCTTGCATGTAGTCGTTTTCTTTATGCTCTATATCGGTGATTTGTTCCGATGGAACAGCGCGAACAAAAAGATTATTACTTTTGTCTTTTGAGTAGAGCAAAAAGAGATCACCCGTAATAGTGAGTTCTTCAATCCATTGTATGACCTGCTCATCCATTCGATTGAGATCGTGCTCCCAAAATGAATCAAGCTCTTTTTGTTCTTCTTTGTCTTCGTACTCAATGCCTTTCCCTATGACAAAAGATGTCGTGATTTCTACTATTCTTCGAGCCAGTGGATTTACTCTCCACGCTAGAAAAGCCTGTGTGATGATTTCTTTTCGGTTGTACTCTGTTCGGCTTCGGAAGTTTTTCGAGTAGGGGGAATCGAAAGTGTCGTCATTCTCAATAGTAGAAAAGGCTGAAAGTTCGGCAATTTTTTTGTCAATAGTTGTTTTGAAAAATCGTGTATATAAGAAGTTTCTAATCATAATTTATTTTGTCCTATATTGGTTCTAAGAAAGAAGTATGTCTATCGCTGTGCTGTTGGTGTTTTGCCTGTACCTGCAGGTATGCAAGGCTCTGAGTGCTTTGTAAAGCTTGTGCCTTTTGGCATATCAATCTCTACAAGCTTTGTTGCTTTATTAGGGACTTTTGTACTAAAGTTTGTTTCTATTATTTTCGAGCACGAAGCCCATACAGTACCATGCGGGGCTGTGCTGCCTGAGATAGTCTTTAAAAATCTAAATCCTATATTAGTCAAGTGCGCTAGTCTTTTTCGTTGTACTCTTGGCATTTTACCACTTGCTTTCGATGATCGTAGTTTCCGTTGTGTATGACCAGTCTAAATCGTCGAGCTTTGTACATAGGCAATCTGCTAGTACAAAGTCGTCGTGGATCTCCTTGCCATTTTCGTCCCTTTTTCCGTCGGGGACGCCCCAAGACATGGTTTTGGCAGGGCCTATCTTTATTTCTGATACGCAAGCAGCGTATTGTTTTTGTGCTTGCGGGTGTTGGGTGGCATCTTGAAATCGTCCTGTTTCTATGATTGTAAGAAATGCCCAACCAATTTCTGATTTTACTTTGCCACTAAACTTGACAGGTATTACGACATCGGGGAATGCTTTATTGCACAATGCCCAAAGTCCTTCACCTACGCCTGTAGCATCAATGACAAGGTATAGAGGTAGCCAATTGTTGGCAAGGGCTTTAATCTTGCCAAAGACGACGAGATGATTTAGCCCTGTCCAAGATAGTCTATGAATAACAGTGTAGCGTGGAAATCCCTGAATATCAAGTTCTGTAATATCAACTTCTATAATAGAGAGTGTAATTGAATCTCTTTTATCACCGGCTAATTCTTCATTGCCGGTTTCCATTACTAGCTCGTCCTGTCCTGCTACGTCAATAAGAAAAGCATAGGTTGCGCCGTCTTTTGGCTCGTCATATGGCTTGGCTCTTGTCTTCATCAAGGCCATGCGTGCGGCGTTGAACATGCCGGCTTCGGCGTCAATTTCTTCGTTGAAATATTGCGTTTTCACTAGCGGATGGTCTCTGCCTAATTTTTTGATCACTCCGTCTACATGTGTTCCGTACCAGGGTACTGACTTTCTAACTTCGTCGGTGTCTATCATAAAGACGCGTTTTCTTCCGTCTTTCTTTTCTGCTTCTAGTCCGGCTTTACGTTCTTGGGCTAGGAGTGTGTTGCTTGTCCAGACTGTGCCAGCAAAAATGCGAGTAGCGTTTGTACTGGCGGCCATTGGCTCGAATTTTTTTGTATATACATCTTTTCTCACGTCTTGGGCTTCGTTTACGATTAGTGCAAGGTTCGCTGTTGCTCCAACTACATTTTGCTTTTGGTTCACCAGAGAGAAAAGCGCATCGTGCTTGTCCTAGTAGGCGCATAAAGTCGGATTTCTTGCTCCAATTTCCTTTTGTCCAAGGATGGTGCTCTAAGGCTTGGTCAAGCCTTAGAAGTGCTGTAATAGTTTGTGGTTTGTATGTTGGGTTTATTTCAACGATTGAAGCTGGTACTACTGAGAATAGATCGAGCAGATAAACTTTTAGCTTAACAAGAAATTCATCTTTACCTGATTGTCTTGGAAATATGATTACAATACTATCTCCATGATGATTAACAATGCTATCTATAATCGCCTTTAGTGGTGCGTCTTGATAAGGACGAAATGCGATATTGGTTCCATAGAGTGTATAATTTGATGGGGAGCGCATGATCTCCCGCACGCGCCTAGTCGGTGTCGGCATTTTCTTCAATATCTTCTGTAAAAATATTGTCATTGTATTGGAAATAGCTATATACATTCATATCTAGGCGTGCGAGTCTGCGACCTTCTTCTATTTCTTTTTCAAGCGCAGTTAGATCCCCGGCAAAAAGGACTTGTGTTTTTGTGTAGGTCAAGAGCCTTCGCATTATCATGTCGAAGGCGTAGAGCAATTTTATTGTATCATCGGTTGGGAGTGGTATGTCGATATTGTCTTTTAGTTTATCGTCAAGGTTTCCTAATCCGTTTTCTTCTAAGATTATGGCTATCCTTGAAGCGAGTGTTTTTAGATAAAACACTTCGCCTTCAATATCCTTTATTGGTATATTGCTAAAGAGTCTCTTGTCTTTAGTTGTCCCACGCTTTGCCCAAAGTCCATGTTTTAGAGCGTTCTTATTATTTGGTTGCCCTCCTTTTTTTTTAGCCATCTTATTCCTTTGCTCCGTTTATATAATACTCGGTTCTTGCGTCATGTTCTGATATGAGAACGAGTATAGTTTGAAGCTGGTCAAGTGAACGCAATACGTTTGCGTCGATTGCATTTAGCCCTTCTGAGAGCCTTTCAGCAAGTGCGGCTCTTAGGTCGCGTTCTTGGCTCATCATATCCATTCTGTGCTTTCGTTCTTCAGATAGTGCTTGCAAAAAATTTTTGTCTCTCGCTTTCATCTGTTCATTTATTTTATCTGTCCATTTTAGGATGAACCAAACGAAGATAAAGACAATCGGTATTTGTGCAGCAGCGTTTATAAGTGCTGAATCCATACGCACATAGTAGCATAAAAATAAAAAAAAGAAAATCCCCGCTCCTTCATGGTGCTTTATTCCTAGTTATTTAGCTAGACCACGATAACCGCCCTTTGTCTCTCTGCGCTCTTTATCAAGGCGTACACGTTGCAATATTAGGAAATCGTATCTACGCGGCTTAGAATGGCTGTAATTAGTCATTACATTACGTCCTATGTTACGACTTGTCGTGATTATTGACTATGTCGTATACTTTATTTTTTACGCTTTTGGAACATGTCTCGCATACCAATTCTTTTTGGTCGTATGATGGGCTTTTCTCCACTATTTTATTTGCGTCCACTAAAATATCGTCGTTGCATGTGGCGCAAGGGATGATCTTAGGCGGGATGATAAGCTGTGACGAGAGATAGATAAAAAAATTTTGCATTACTAGATAATCTTCTATGCTTATTAATTTTTGATCTCTAATATCATCAAGGATTTTTCTGGCGGTGTTGCTCATGTGAGTATAGAATGTGCTGTAGTATGTTTTCATGATTTGCTCTCCTGTACGAAGTCAAGTAGTTCGTGAAGGACTTTTGATGTCCTTTTGTTTCCATGAAAAGTGACTAGGGCCATTTGTTCGCCTTGCCATCCTTTCTTGTGCTTTATCTTTCCGTGATAAATTCCCTTTCTGGTTATAGATCTACCATTTCTATGCACTGTGTAGATGATGTTTCGTGAAGTCATGTTCTTTCTCCTAGTCTAAAAAGTCTGAGTATTTGCCTTGAACGTATCGGTTTCTGTTGTCCTTGATCGTCGGTGCTTTCCATCCTGCAATAATCCTGTATATGGCAAGCGGTAAATCTTCGACGGCGGCGACATGGGCGCGGATATATTCGGGCGTGATTGAAAGCGCGGCGATCTGTGAAGCTTTTGGTTCTAAAATCCCTAGTTCTAAGCATGTATCTTTTAGAGTGTCGGAATTATTCCGGTCTCTAGTAGTAGTAGTTAAATCTATTAAGTCTTTATCTTTATTAGTATTACTACTAACTACTAGGTCAGCAGAATCGGAATAATTCCGATTCTGGTTTATTCCCTGTGGATAAGCTGTTGATAACTTTAGCTGTTGGTCTGTCGATATCATCCAACCTTTAGGGGTCTTTAGCAAGAAATCCAGTTCGACCAGAAGCCGTAATGCTTGTGTGACTGGTTTATCAGTATATCCGCTCATACGCTCGTACCAACTGGCGCTATGTGGCTGTTGATCGAGCATGCAAAGAATGAGAATTGCCAGCGGTGCGCCTTTGAGCGTTCTTATATCTCTGAGAGAAAGCATTTTATAGTCCTTCATCCATTGGGAATAATTCTAAAGCGTTGGCAATTCCATGACTTACAAGCCATCTGTCCAGTTCTGCGGCGTATATCTCTGCCTGCTTTTTAGCTTTATCTTGTTTTGTTTCGTCATATGCTTTTTGAGCGTTTCGTAATATCCTTGTAAGGGTAATTAAACCCCCTAGATCTCCGAGCTTAAAAAAATCAATTAGCCCAATCCTTTCAGCCTTGACCAGATCGGCGTCATATCGTTGTAGCCAATTGTCTACGGCTCTTTGCTTTCCTGATATTTTCCGCTTGTTTGTGTGTTCTCTTTGGGCTAATCGCATGTTGTGGACTATGGTATAGAAAGACTCTACTTGTGTAGGCATTTGTCACTCCTATTCTTCGAATTCTTCAAGATCATTGTAAAATTCTTCATGATATGCTATTCGTCCAGTTCTACGCGGTAATAGTTCTTGCCGGGCAAGATTCTACGGTTCTTTCCTTTGGATTGTCTATATACGGGGGGAATACTCCACAGAAGATTTTTTTTTACTGTTCCATAGACCATGCCTTTAGGTGTGCGAATCTTACGCTTGCTTCCAATTTTGGCACCACCACGAATAAATATAGTTACTTCTTTTAGTCCCATATCGTTAATCTCCAAATTGTTAGGTAGTCGAATGATTATCATTTATTATTTTGAGCGCGTTTTTTTTCCATGATAGTACGGTACGCTCTGTTATTCCGTGACTATGTGCTTTGGCCTTCATCTGTTCGGGGGATAGTTTAGAGAGTTGAATAATGTCTTTGTCGTCAAGGGTAGGTAAAAGAGTGCGCCAATCCTTCGGCAAGTTTCGGAAAGTTTCGGAAACTTTCGTAAGAGTTAGTCTTGCTGTTAGCCATAGTATTTATTATGTCCCGGTGTCCCGTGCGCGCGGCAACGATGAGCGCGGCTGGGATGGTTTGAAGGGTTAACAAAAAACGTACAGCTATTATTGCCCAAGCTTGTTGATCATCTGTCCCGAAAGCTGTTGAAATATCTAGCACCACGTTGGATAAAAGAATTAGTGAAAGATAAAAGACAAAAGAAATAACGACAGTCCCGAAGGGTGCTTTATTTGCTTTTGCTTTGCCTGCTTTGCTCTTATTGAAAAACCAAAAGTCTAACCCTGTACTGACAGTACCGAATCCTTGAATTTCGATTACGGCTGCGGCGGTCAATGAAAGAATGATGGCGAATTCCAAGTGCTTGACAAGATGATCGAATACCATATAGGCGGGTATGATCGGCGCAAGCCAAGGAGATAATGCCGTCAAGATATTTACTATCGTCCCTTCTGTTTCGTTTATAGCTCTGTTGAATTTTGTAAAGCGGTTCAAAAGTATCTCCTGGTTGTGGTATTATATTTATGTGTGTAGCCGTCTATGTTTCTGGTGAGTATCTCCATCAGCAACAAGACGGCTCTTTTTGTTGTTGATGATAATTACTATTATCATATTCTATTTCATGTCAGATTGGTATCTTTTGACTGCTTCGATCTCCCTTTTATTTATTCGCCAAGGCGAGCGTGGTATTTTTGGGTTTAGTCTGTGCGCCTTTAGGTATCCCGCTCTAATCCATCTTGAGATAGTCATTACGGAAACGTGAAGTCGCTTGCGCCGCTTCTGTTGCGGTCAATGTGTTATCGGCATATTGCGTGTTATCCATGTTATAGATGATAAGCTATATTTTGTAAGTGGTCAAGGCTTTTTCAATTGGTTGTACTTGCTTTTTTCTTTTGTCTTTGATATTATCTTTTTAACGGGTTGCAGGGCGCCCCCATCGCCTTGCTCCCGTTATTATTTAGAAAACCTTTTTAAAGAAATCCCCTTCCGACAATGCGGGCTAACGGACAGGTTTCAGCGGTGCAGTTCCACCGCATCCGACTGCAAACTGGTTAGGCATTACGCTCTAAAAGCTGATCTAATGCGGTTTCTATTAACTCAGTTTTTGCTAATGCCTAACTTTTCTCTTAGCTTCTCCATGCGCTCTAAACGAGCGGGAGTAGTGCGCCAACGCCATGCTGGTACGAGTTTTCCGTAGCGAGCGGATCGGCGGTGCTTGCGCCCCGCCCCATTGCGGAAACCGCCGAGATTACTCATCCTGCGGGTTCCAATTTTCGTCTTCGCTCCATTCTTTGCAGAGTAAATCGAGAGTTTCGCTACCATCAAAATCGCCGCCTTCGATCCATGCGTAGATAACTGCGCCGCTTCCACCAGTTTTATCAGCAATCTCATATGCGACATATTCGACGGCTTCTGGAACATTATATGGAAGATTTTTGCTGAGTAATTCAATTGCTTTTGAGAAATTTAGTGTTGCCATTTTATTCTCCTTTTTGATTTTGTTGAGAGACCCAGGGTCTCTCGTCTATTCTTATTAATTCTGCCCTGTGCTTTTTTGTCATTTTCATATCATCTCCTGATTCGTATTATCTCCTTGATTGACTTTGTATCCATGCCTACCCTGCTCCCGTTTTGGAGCAGGGCATTGGTTCCTTTTTTAATCTCTTTGAATTGCATCCAAAAGAGATTTTACGCATTTGTATGAACGACTTCGGGGAGTTTTGCCCTCGATCCCATCAAACGAAATTACATGAGCATTGCTCGGGAGATCTTTGGACATTGCAGGGCGCTCTCCGCTATGCACTGCCCAGGTCACTGTCGCATCAAACTGTGATGATTTGTTGTTCTGCCAGCGGCTCACATTCAGGTTTTTTTCGCTGGCCACTTTTTCCAACTCTAAAACTAAATCAACCATTTGACTTTTGAAAACAAATTCGCCATTTTCGTATTTTTTGCTGTTGTATAATTTTTTCTCTAACATTTTAATCTCCTGTTTTTGTGTCGAAAGCGTCTCTCTCAACTATTTATAATATACACAAACACCCACCAATGCGGTTTAGACTCAAATAGGTGATGTCCTAGTTCGTGCCAGATTGTTTCCTTGATTTGGGCAAGGCTTAACTTTCTGATTTTGCCCAATCCGATTAGCCGCTTGTTTTCGTTATAGGCTCTGCCCCAACAATTCCCGAAATTATAACCCGTAACCCTTTTCCATTCAGCAGGGAATAAGACAGGTATATCATCTTCGGTTAATCCAACCTTTGCTAAAATGCGCTTGTAGGAATTTCTAACCACTTTTTTGCTTGGCATATTCAATAGTCTCCTTGTTGATCTTCCTTATTAGTTCTAACTCAGCTTTCTCATCCCCGAACAGTACGGGAAACATTTGTTTCCATTTTGCCAGGATGCGCTTAGTGCCTGCGCGGTAGGCCTTAGTTATCTTCATGTTCTCGCTTTTTGTCCAGTTTGCGCAGTGTTTCGTCAATGGTTAGATATTCCAAACCTGTGTATTTCACGTAACACTTGGGGCAAACTGACATCTTGGTCGTTCGACCATCCGCGTACGCGTTCTTTGTACTCGTATGGGATTTACAAGCTCCCATGATACAGTATGGAACGTGTCGCCTATTTGCCCTATGTCGCTGTCATAGGGGATTGCTTCGTGATCACAAGTTCTGCAATTCATTCTTCTCTCTTTCTACGTTACCAATTAGATCAAAAAACTTAGCGGAAACCGCCGAGATTACTCATCCTGCGGGTTCCAATTTTCGTCTTCGCCCCACTCTTTGCTGAGTAATTCAATTGCTTTTGAGAAATTTAGTGTTGCCATTTTATTCTCCAATATGATTTTGTTGAGCGACCCTGTGTCTCTCATCTACAGTCATTATACAGCATTGTGGCTACAATGTCAAGTGTTTTGATAGACCAATTTTGAAACTCGGGCGTAATGATTACCACCAGGGCGGCCGGCACGTACCGCCGCACCGCTCGCAAATCAAACCAATTTTCTCAACACCGTAAAAAGTGCATCCACAGTAGCCATAGTCCGCACTCATCTCTTGCATAAGTTTTGCTCCCGCTGGAGATAATATATTTCTGCCGCCAGGATAAGCGCAGAATAACCAACCTGGACGGAAGGATGCAGTAACATCCCACATAGTGGGAGAATCGTATATGTAAAAATGCACACCTTTTTCTTTTGCGTTTATTGCTGCTTCTACACATGCTTGTTTAAAATTCATTTCTTGCTCTCCGTGTCGTTTTTGACAGTAGTTGGAAAGCCTACGTATTTTCGCAAGCTTTCCAGTTTATTATTCATCATCTGACAAAAAGCATTCCAAATGCTCTGGCAAATATCGTTCTGCTCTTCTTTTTCATCTTCTGTTAGGTGAGATGGAAGAAAACCAGAGTAACTTTCAACAACTGTATTCTCGTAGCCATTGTCTTTTAGCCATTTCTCAACAAAGGCTTCGTATTCAAGAGCATCATTTTCTGTGGCATCTGCGCCGAGAGTTGCGGGATCACTATCGCTGTAATAGATTTTTAAATGATCAGTCATTTTATTTCTCCTTATTTTTGTTGAGAGAGAGACACTCTCAACCTGATATTAGTATATATTTAATATACGGGTTCGGGGGATATTCTCAAAACATCTTTGCTTCGATATTTTCCGATCACGATTCTTATTTTTTTTCCTATGGCTTCGCCGATTGTGCGCGCTCCTGTCGCGCTGGCGAGGGCTTTGACGTTTACTTGTGCCGCAAGGATAAAACCTTGCGGGTAAACTGGCCCCGCTTTTGTTTTGAAGTAAAGCACGGGTTGTACTTCTTTTTGTCCAGGTTTTGGCTCTACTTCTTCTTTTGTTATGCTGTCGATAGTGACTGTAATTTCTCGCACTTTCCAGCGTTCGGTTAGGTCTTGCACTTTCAAAAATCTGGTAGGTTGCAAGTCCATTAACAAAGTGTCGGCGGGTAGTGTGTTGCTCATCAGATTACTCCTTTTTTTATGCTTCTAAAGCGCGCGCCTTAGTATTTTCTTCTTTATCTTTTCGTAGTTTTGCGCTGCCGTAAGTTCTGCGGATATCATTCATGGAATAAGTGCCGCGTCCCGACGATGGGACACCAGCAAAATACCATTTTTGTTTTTGTTAGCCCATTTTAGCCCTAAATATTTTAGTGCTTTGCGGTGTGTCTTTGTGTCACCTGATACCCAAAGCCAAAGCCCTGTTATTTCAATTTCAAGATCTTTTGAGATCTTCAAAATTTCTAGGATCATCTTTCGCATATCTTCAACTATTTCAGATAGATCTACAAAATCACTTTTAACTTTACGGCCTGCTGCGTGGGCTTCTCCTGCGCGCGCTCGCTCGCTGCGTTTAATTAGATGGGCGGCTCGCTCTGCGTATTGTGCATTAATATCTTGCATGATGCGGGTTGCTTCTTTTCGCTCTGGATGTAGGTCGGGGTGATTGGCAAGTGCTAGGCGTTTGAATTCTGTTTTTAGTTCTGAAAGATTGTGAACGTTTGTGAAGTAAGTCATGGTGGTTCTCCTTTGGGTCATAGTAGCTGTTGTCTTGGTCTTTAGGGCATGTCTTCAATGCCGTTTTTTATCATGTACAGATAAACGGCTAAACGATGCTTGCAGGTATTTCCCTGCTGGCTGTCAATGCATTGGCAAAATTTAGACTTTGGGCGCACGATGTACCAAATTTTATCGTTGTTTTTGTACGGTGCTTTCGCGTTTGATCTGACGACCCAAGCGGCGGCGGTTCGGCTTATAGAATTCCCTTGTTCGTCAAGATTTGCGCGTTTTAGTTTGGTTTGTCGATTGTCAACTAGTTCGAGCGCTTTTTGCATGCGCCTGGGGTCGAGCTTGTGCCATTTGGCGAGGGTTTGAGACGCAAGTTCTTGGTAGGTCATTTTCCCCTCCGTTCTTTACCTGTAAAAAATGGTTGCAACGTGTGAAGCTGAGCGCGGACGGCTGTGTAGTGTGCGCCATTTGCGCCTAGAAGTTCAAAAAGGGGTTCTCCTGTGCGAGGATGCCTGCTTGTTTCTAAGATGCGATAAAAACCACCTTTGAATGGACGTATGGTGTTGCATTTCGGTATTCCTTTGCATTTGGCATACGTTGCGAGTAGTTCGGGCTTTTTCTCATGAGCGTGTTGTTTGATGAGGGCGGCGTATATTCTGCCAAGGTTGCCCCATGTAATAACACGGCCTGAAAGTTTTACGGCAATTTGATGGACACAAGGTTTTTTGTGGTTAGATCTACGGGAGGCACATGTGCACGATGAGTGCCATGCTGAGACGGTGCTATAACCTACGCGATAAATACCTGCGTGAATTTCCTGCACGTTTTGCGCGTAGTGCTCCGCCTTTGCCATAATGGAGGGCGCAACGACAACGGCGGGAGTGAATGCCTGCCGGGGTGGCTTATGTTTTTTCAGGTTTACGGATTTGCGCCAATTGGCGGGGTTAGGGTTTGACATTTTTTGTATCTCCTAGAAAATGTGTGTATTTTTTTTTAGCGACCAAAAAGGCGTTTTACTTTTGGGTCGTATAACCAGAACGATGTGCCTAAAAACTGGACTAACGTGTGGGAACTTGCGCCCACGAGAGGTGATGTGTTTTGACTTGGCTCTTTGCACCAAACTAAAACAGGGATGCCTAGAATGAGCGCTTGTTTTGCTACTGATATAGAACCGTTGCCGGGTTTGAAAAACACAGCAACGGAACACCCAGCAAGAGCGGCTAAACTGCGTTTAATGAGCCGCGCGCGGATAGGGACGGTGGCGACTGCGCCGCCTGCTTGGTAAGAGACCTTTGCACCAAAATGCTCTTGGTTTATGGTGTGCCTGACTGCGGAAGAGGCAAAAGAACCCTGCCCCCACCTGGCGAACTGGGCGAAAATGTGAAAAGCCTTTGCTGGTGCTAAGCCTTGCGCGTGGAGATCTATGCCTGTACAGCAACCCACATGAATGGGTAAGCCGAGACGGCGGACAACCCTGGCGCTAAACATGGCGGCTTGTATTGCGCATTGCTCGCCGTAGTTGACAGAACGAGACCCACCGACGTAAACGGGAAAGTGAGAATTGAGCATATAATTTTGCATGTATTTTTCCTTTGCCCTAGCTTGGGCGTTTGTAAGCCCTACCTGGGATGGGGGGCTAAGAGAAAAGGGCGCTTTAAAAAAAACGCCAAACGGAACACTGGAACGATGAAAAACTGGCTTGAAATGGTACGGCTAGAAGCAGAAAGGAAAGGGGCACAACCGAACTGCGACAACCTTTTTTTTAGCCCGTAGCAAAAGAAAAACACCCGAAGGGCGACCCTGAAAGGAGGAGAGGGCTTGCCCCTTGTTTTTGTTTTGTGAAGAGGCTAGCTTTTGGGTTGTGCAGGTAGGTTTCTTGTGCCCCTTCCTTCTGCTTGCCGTATCCATTGCTCTCAAGCAAGTTTTCATAACAGTGTGGAGAGATTAGCGTTTTTTACTTTTGCGTTGTTTTGGTTGTGTTTGCCAAAACGATGAGGAACGAATACCTATGGGGTGCGGGGTTTCCCTGCAAGCTTGTTCTTTGGTGGTGGAATGTTTTCTTGCGAGTGAAAAAGCGGGGGTATGGTTTTGCCCCGCTCACGACAACAAGAAAATAGTTCCACGACCTAAAAAACTGTGTTCTTTGCGGTGTATTTTAGCTTTAGCGTTGCGTTCTGCAACATTGCGTTTTTCTTTTTGTTGTTAGAAACGCTAGTGTAGCAGAAAGCAAAATAAACACGGCAAAACAGTTTACCTGCAGGCGTGTTTGATCACTTTCACACAGAAGGGCAAGGATACCCAAAAGCCAAGTAGCGAGGCATGAGAAGGCCGTGCCACAAGCGGATATTCTTCCGCATTGTGGACGCGGAAAAGACCTGCCCCCCTAAGAGCGTATAGATATACATTATCGGGCGTTTTTTTTGTGGCTGCTTGGCATGCCACCAAAAAAAAACGAACAGTTAGAGTGGGGGGATGCCACGCGGCGGGGGGCGGGGCGGCTTGGCTTAGTCCGTTGGGTTGTTTGTCCTTGCCCTTGCGCCGAGTGTTTTTATCGGTGGGGAAACGTGCGGGGTTTTATCCGCTAAGATTTACCCCACCGCTTGACGTGGCGCGTGATAAAAGAATGAAACGCAGTGACATTGCGCGAGTGTTTATCGAGCGGCATAGGAAAGTGCGTTGAAGGGAATTTTGAGCGTGCGACGGGACATGAGAGCCGTGTCCTGCATGGTGGCGTTTTGCGTAGCTCTGCGGAGCGAATAAGCCACGACGCAACGGCTTACAGGAAAGAAGCAATTACAAATGGTTCGCGGCTGTAAGCCAGCGAAAACAAAAACTGGTGGGGTTTAGGGCGGTGGTTTCCCTGCACCATAAGAATCGGCGTTGATTTAGGCGGCTAGGGGCGTTCTTTCCCAAGAAAGCCAAAGAGGACGTGGATCTTCATCATGTATTATATTATTAGCTTCTTATTGGAATTGATACGATACCCCACTTATCGGCGGGTGATATTGTCCAGCTTGTCGTTGTGCTTGTCGTTGTTGCGACTTCGTAAGATGCCGCAAGCCTAGATGTGACAGTCGCCAACTCTTGGCCTTCATCATCTGTAAAAGTGACATTGTTTTCCGTCCCAAGAAAATCAATAACTAAATCATCAACAACAGTTGTTGCATCAACCGTCGGTGTTGTATCTGTGTCTGTATCATCATAATCCTTAGCTATTGTTCCAAGCGATGAAAAATTCTTAAGACCCACGGCAATGACTCTTGTATAATCCGTATTTGTTGTTGTCACAACTAAATCTGTTGAGCCTGTATTTGGGCTTAATAATTTATAAATTGCCATCTGTTTATTTGTATCGAATGTTTGATAATCTACTAATGTAAAAGATTGTCCATCTCTTGTAATAGATACATCGGTTTGATCGTTGGATAAATTAACTCGTACTCCAACAAGAATCAAATTAGCGTCTGTGACCGTAAAACTAGTTATAGTTGTTGTATTAGTACCACCAGATCCACCGGAACCGACGGTTTCGGTGGATACTACAGCGCCTTGACTATCCATCATAAACGGTAATAAATTATTAGTAAGCATCTATGCCCCCATTTTTCGCCAATAACCGTAAGTCGTTGAACCAATGCGCTCAAACAAAATTCGATTTGTTGCATTTGCATCTGGAACTGATCCATCTGCCCAAGTGACAGTAAAGTATGTCAATGTATAAGTGTTATTGCCAGAAACCAAAACAATGGCTGTCTGTCCATCTGAAAGACTATTAGTAAGCGTTGTATTCTGATCGAGCGTCAACGTTTGATTTCCTGCTACGATTGCTACAGATGAGGCGGCGGTAAGAACAGTCGCAACTTCAGTAACATCTCCCAAATCTTGAATAACTGTTTCGCCGGAGAGCGTTTTATCACCTGCAACGGTTTCATTACCTGTCAGCCCCACTGCGCCAAGGGTAGTGCGTGCTGTTGCCGCATCTGCATCATCTAGCAAAGTGCGCACAAAGGCTGTTAAGTCGGCTAAACTGGCCGTGCCTGAGCCTGTAAAGTAAGGCAACTTGTCTGCAGCTGAAACGAGCGCGGCAAGAGAGGCGAGTTCAACATCGTATGCTTGTACGTCTGAGCCAATGGCAAGGCCGAGATTAGTTCTCGAAGTGCTGGCACTACCAACATCGCTTAGATTGTTGGTAGAAAGCAAGTCACCACCGCCGCCGATGCTATCCCATGCGGGATTTGCACCAGCTCCTAATGTTTTTAGAAACTGACCCGATGTTCCTGCGGCCAGTTTCACAAGATTTGTACCATTGAAATAAAGTACATCGCCTTGCGCGAATGTTAAGCCGACTAGATCAGCTAAGATCGCATCATATGCTTGTACATCTGAGCCGATGGCGAGCCCTAGCGTAGAACGTGCTGTTGCCGCATCTGCATCATCTAACAGAGTGCGCACAAAGGCTGTTAAGTCGGCTAAACTGGCCGTGCCTGAGCCTGTAAAGTAAGGCAACTTGTCTGCAGCTGAAACGAGCGCGGCAAGAGAGGCGAGTTCAACATCGTATGCTTGTACGTCTGAGCCAATGGCAAGGCCGAGATTAGTTCTCGAAGTGCTGGCACTACCAACATCGCTTAGATTGTTGGTAGAAAGCAAGTCACCACCGCCGC